GATTACTCCAACTTTTCTGGCATCCCAAATAACGCGGGCTCTGGAAAGACCGGAGACCTTGACTTCACGACCGTGGGCCACTCAAGTGGTGATAGTTATATGATCATTCTCGAATTGATCAAAAGCTATGGCTGATGTCAAAGATGTCAAACGCACCAAGGGGGGCTCGCTCGTTTATCGAGGCGAGCGCTTCCCTGGTTATAACAAGCAGGTACGCACACCTGGGGCAAACAAAAAGTTTAAGGTTCTCGCAAAAAAAGGGGACCAGGTAAAGATTGTGAGATATGGCGATCCCAACATGACGATCAAAAAAGATCAGCCTGGGCGCCGTAAGAATTTTCGAGCCCGTCACAACTGTGATGCGGTAGAAAAGAAAAAAGATGTTTTTGCTGCCAGCTACTGGTCTTGCAAGAATTGGTAGTCATAATTATAGGGTGATGCCATGAGCATGATGGACAATTTTTACAGATTACTCAAGCCCATTGCGGATAACTATTCCAATCCGCGCACAGCAGCGGCAGGCATTATCGGTCTTTTTAATCCCGGCCTTGGTATGGCATTGAGATACGGGCCAGAGATAGTCTCCGTGTTGCAAGGGCCTTATCAAGCGGGCGGGGGCTCAGGACTAGGCGCTCGCGGTGGCTCATCCGGTGGCATGAGCGGCATGGTTCCCTCAAGCCTCGCAGGAAACCCGGGCGGTGTAGGGGGAAAACACGGTTTACCTCTCAGCGATTTGACTCAGTATCTTCAACGAGGCCGTGCATTGGACGATTCAGACATAAAGGGAAATATTCCTACGATGAATAAAGGCGGAGAGGTGCAGTTGCTTAATCCAAACATGCCACCGGGTTCGCGGAACCCATACCTTCCCACAAGAGTCGCGCCACCTACTGGCATGACGTATGGCAGCAACGATGACTTAATCAGAGCTGCTCCATCTCGCGGCGTGGGTAGCTTGGGTGACATACTGCAAATGCTTAATCAAGGCAGAGGCAGGGGGCGGAGAGGGAATCCGATAATACCGCCAGGAAAACGGCCGACACTTCTTCCGATGACTAGCACAGTAGATTCTGTTCAAGGGTTCATTCCGAAACCTTACAATCCGCCCGGGATGCAAGAAGGCGGAACTGTCAGGACAGGTCAATTTATCGACGCGAACAACAACGGCATTGATGACCGCGATGAAATTGTGGATGAAAGAATTCCTGTTTATGCTGGTGGCACACCAGGGTTCTATGACGGCGGGTTTGGACAAGATCGTGTGGGGATGCCTGTCGCCTCCGCTCCTCCTAGCACCCAAGAGTCTTTGTTTGGCCCAGACGCTTCTGCTGTAATGAAAGAAGCAATGCTTGAGTATGGCGGCTCTCGCAGCCCTTATGAGGGTTTTGCAGAGTACTTCAGTCGACCTGTATACGATCGCTCCACACCTCAGGCACCGCCGGAATCTGCTCCTATGCCCGACCCTGTTCTCGGCGCCGACGATCCGAGAGCTAATCTTGATGATCGTATCGCGCAGCTGATGGACCCTGGTAGGCAAGGTCTGACCAGAGAGGAAGCTTTGGAGCAACAATTACGCTCCATCTCTAAGGGTTATGACATCAACAACGACGGCGTTGTGACAAACGCTGAGTTCCAAATGTCGATGAATCCAGACTTCACTGGAGTAGAGTCACGGATTCAAGAGCTGATGGATAGCGGGATGACTCGCCTAGAAGCCTTAGCTAAGCAGAGCTACGGCATTCAGCAGGGCTACGATTTGAATAATGACGGCATGGTCACTAACGCGGAATATGCTGAATTTATGAGAAATCAGCCAGCGGCTGCTACCCCTGCCCCTGAGGCAGCTGCGGAAACAATCGCAGCCACAAGTCCACAGCAAGCCTTCCTCAACACGCTCGGGACGGTTCAAGGGGCCACACAAGCAGCAGACGCATCTCCACCAGTGGCCGACAGCGTGCAGCAGATGATTGACGGCATTCGAGCGCAAGGAATACCGGGCATTTTCGGCGGAAACTTCGATCTGACGGCCCTGCAGCAGCAGATCGCAGACTATCTGGAGTCTATCGGATACCAGGCACCCGGGGCGACTGATCAGCAACAAACCGCTATGCCGGTGCCCGACCGCGCGGTTGTTGACCGAGTTCGCACTCCGGTGATTATGAGGTAGTCATGGCAAAGCGTAAGTTTGCTCCGGTTCCCAAAAATCGAAAAGGCACTCCGCTGAAATATCTAGAGGGATTGAGCGGGTCTGAGAAAAAAGCCAAAGAAGCTGAAATGAAGCGGACGGCCAAGAAAGCCAGGGAGGGTACGTTGACCAAAGCAGAAATGGACCGCATCTCAAAAGAGCGTGCAGCCAGAGGAATGAAGAAAGGTGGCTCAGCTAAGAAGGGCGGCGGTGGTACGCCGGCGTGCGTCAAGAAGCACGCGAAAAGCAGCGGCAAATCAGTTTCTACACTCAATAAGGTTTACAAGCGCGGTCTTGGCGCTTATTACAGTAGCGGCTCTCGTAA